AGTTCATTGTTGCGACTTAAACCCTGGTGGTGGAACTTGTAGCTTTACAGGAGTTGATTTAAGTTGTAATTGTAATTGGGAAATACAAGCATACGATGGTAGTTGTTAAACGCAATTAGAGACGAATTATGACCGATTAAACCAAAAACGATATTTTATATTATGAATACAGAGATAGTTGAAAAAACAGAAGATATTGAGTTCATAGACCCAATAGGAGATTTAAGAAGAGCACTAAATCAGGAAATGATTGAGAGAGAAGATTTCCATAAGTTTTACACCAAACTCAAAAACTTACCGATGTTTTTTGAGATTGCTAAAAAGAGAACCGAACAATAATGGCAAAGACAACACAAGAAGTAGATGTAAAAATCAAAGCGATACTTGACGCAGGCCCCAGTATAGCAGGTTTAAGGGAACTTAAAAAACTACAAAAAGAAGTTGGTAGTAATACGGACACCTATAAGAATGCTCAACGAGGTATAAATGACTTCAAGGATAGTATCGGTGTTGCCAAAACCCAAGCCGCAGATTTAGTTGATAAATTATCAGCAGTTCCAGGCCCAATAGGTGCTATTGCTCGTGGTTTTGATACATTTACAGCATCTACAAACAAAACAAAACTTGTATTATCTTCATTAGGTATTGGTCTTATCGTTTCAGCGGTAGGTGCTCTTACAGCAGCGTTTAGTCAAAATGAAAAGATGACTAAAAAGTTGGAACCTCTCTTTATTGCTTTTGAGAAAATAATGGGTGGTATTTTTGCGGCACTTGAACCAGTTATTGATGGGATGATTAGTTTGGCTACAAAGGCTTTACCTGTTGTATCCAACGCTGTTAAAGTTGTTTATTCAGGTATTACCGCTCTATTACAATCACTCGGTAAATTAGGGTCAGCACTTATGAAAGTGTTTTCTGGTGATTTTTCAGGAGCGTTGGATGATGCTAAATCAGCATTTACGGACTTCGGTAAGAATTATGATACAGCAACCAAAAACTTTGAGAAGGGGTCTAATGAACTAACAAAGACAGAAAAGAAAAATCTTAAAGAGAGAGGAGACGCAAACAAAGATTTTTTAGAGAAACAAAAAGCGTTATTAGATGCTGCTGAAAAAGCAAGACAGGCAGATTTAGATAAAGCAAAAGCCATAGCATTAGATGGTGCTAAAACAGAAAAGGAAAAATTAGATATAGAGAAAAAGTATGCTGAAGATACTTACAACTCAAAGAAGAAATTATTAGAAGACCAAGCAAAACTATATCCTAAATCCTCAAAGGAATACAAGGACTTCCAAACACAACTTACAGCACTTGATGCTGACTACATTACCAAGAAGACAGAGTTTAGAAACAAGGACAAAGAACAAGAGAAAAAAGATTTTGATGAGTTAGTCAAAGCATCACAGGAAGCAAACAAAAGAAAACTTGATGACCTTACCGCAACATTCAACTTACAAAAAGAAAAGTATGGTGAGAACTCAAAAGAAGCAAGAGCAGCACAAGATGCTATATTCGCAGCACAGGCTCAAGGGTTAGAAAACGAGAAGAAACTTTATGAGGGTAAGAAGGAACTTACCAAAGAAGAAATCGCACGAGTTGAGGAAATCAAAGTTGCTCAATCAAACCTTACAATAGCTGTTGAAACTGAAAATGCGAAAAGATTAAAGAGTGATGTTGATACATTCTTAAAAACAGCTGAAGAAAATAAGAAGGCAAGAGATACAGAGTTCGCAGATAAGATGAAGTTTGCTGGTGAGGACTTTGCTTTACAACAACAGATTTTAGACCAAAAGTTAGAACAGGACAGAATATACTACGAGAAGTTATTAGAACAAGAAAATCTTACAGCAGAACAGAGGAAGAAGATACAAGACGACCAAACGGCAAACGCTCAAAAGAACGCTGAAGCACAAATAACAATAGAACAAAAGAAGTTTGACGCTCAACAGAAATTATTGTTCGCTGTTGGTGCCGCTATAAACGCAGTCGCTGATATAGCAGGTAAGAATACTAAAGCGGGTAAAGCGTTAGCAGTAGCGGCAACTTTAATCAATACCTTTGCGGCAATTGCGGGTCAGTTGAGAGCGGCAACAGCATCACCAGGTGCTGCTATTCCTGGTTATGCCATCGCACAGGCAATCGCCACGGGACTTGTTGGTTTCAAGGCTGTAAATGATATTATTAAAACTCCAATTCCAGCAGAAGGTGGTGGAGGTGGAGGAACAGGTGCCGCATCAGGCACAGCAGTTCCAAGACCAAGAGGTATGGCGACAGGTGGTTTAGTATCAGGAATAGGAGGCCCAAAGAGTGATTTAATACCAGCGATGTTGAGTAATGGGGAGAGTGTAATAAACGCACAATCTACATCTATGTTTAGACCATTACTATCTTCAATCAACGCCATAGGTGGTGGTAAGAGATTTGCTGATGGAGGACTTGCTGTGGGTTCATTCTCACAGGATCAAGCTTTACAACAACTACAAAACTCTATGAACTTCCAACAAGCACCAATCAAAACTTATGTTGTTGCGAGTGATATGTCTAACCAACAAATGTTAGATAGAAATATTAAAACTCGTTCTACACTATAAAAGATTGAACTTATTAAAAAAATTGATATTTATTAGTATATGACCCCTAAAATAATTGAACTTATCATTCAGGACGGAGATGACGAAGCAGGGTTAGATGGTATTGCGTTGGTAGAGATGCCAGCACACGAAGCAAACTTTGAGTATTTTAATCAGGAACAAGAAACACCTTGTGAGGACGGCAAATGTTCTCACTATATTCTTGCTGATGAAAAAATACCACAAGTAATCCAAATGTTTCACGCTTACGGAGAACCACAAGGATTTCTTGAAAAAGAAGGTTGGGAAATAACTTCCGTAAAGGTAGTTGGAAAACAAGAGTTCCAAATAATCTCTAATCCCAATTTACCATCAGCACAGGACACTCCTGATGTTAGATTTAGATACAAGTATGTAGGGCCAATTACTGAAAACTCAAGAACTTTTTGTAGGGAAATGATGGCTGCTCGTAGAGTATTCCGTATTGAAGACATTATGGAAATGAGTAATCGTTCTGTGAATGAAATTGGGCCTGAAGGTTATTCTATTATGGAATGGAGAGGTTCTTACAACTGCGTTCATAAATGGGTTCAACTTATGTATCAACCAACCGGTAGAATTGTGAATAACGATAAAATTGATACGGGTGTAGAAGATGAGGATAATATGCCAGGCCCTGATACAAGAACTACCGCTACAATAGCAGCAGGTAATACTCCACCAAGAAGAGGTTTTACAGCATCAAATCCTGATGTAAGTGCTTTATCACCTTATGTAGAACAAATCAAAAAGCCAGTTAAAAAACCTGTTCTTGCTTCATTACCTCTTTTTGAGAAACAAGAAGACGCTGAAGCAATTGCTATGTTGATTGGTTGTGAAGGTTCCCACGAACATTCTTACGGAGACAAGAAATTATTTATGCCTTGTAAGGCTCATCCTAAAGACCAAACAAGTTATATTACAGACGAAGATGAAGACCCTGATGATGTGGGTGGTAGTGATAATCCTATGGAAAACTTTGCTGAAGTAGGCCCAAGAGGTGGTATAAATCCAAGTGATAAAGCCCCAAAGAGTGGAACCCCTAATCCTAATCCAAAAGGTGAGGGAACAGCAAAGGGTGATGCGAGTGGTAAGAGAGGAGCAAAGGTTTCAGCAGAACAAGAAAAAACATTACAGAAAAAGGTTGATGACTTCAACGAAAAAGAGAGTAATACCAAGAATGGTAGAGCAACTTTAGGAGCATTAAAATCTGTATTCCAAAGAGGATTAGGAGCCTTTAATGTATCACACTCACCAAAGGTAAGATCAAGCGAACAGTGGGCTTATGCTCGTGTAAATGCGTTTCTATACCTATTGAAAACTGGCAGACCACAGAACAAAAAATATACAACAGACAACGACCTATTACCAAAAGACCACCCAAAAGCAGACAAGATGTCTTCAATAGAAGAGGATTTTAGTTGGGAAGGTTATGTTGATGAAGAGGAACAAATGGAGATGATGAGACAAGAGTTTCAATCATACGATGACTACCCTACATCGGTAAGAAATAATGCTTGTAAGGTAATCAAGTGGAAGGAAGAATATGGTGATGAGGTGGATGGTATGACCCAAGTAGGTTGGATTAGAGCCAATCAATTATGTAAGGGTGAAAAGATAAGTGAAGAAACAATTGCCAGAATGTCGGGTTTCCAAAGACATAAAAAGAATAGCGAAGTAGCCCCTGAATACAAGGATACGCCTTGGAAGGATAGAGGTTATGTTGCTTGGTTAGGATGGGGTGGAACAACAGGAATAAATTGGGCAGCAGACAAATTACAATCCATAAGAAACGAGATGAGTTTTTCGGTATTCAGTATGGAAGAGAAAATGGTTGTAGGCCCTGCTATGGTTCCTGATAAGATGATTATTAGAAGAAATGAAATAACGGGTGAAATATACTATGTGTATTTTACCGAAGAAACTATAAAGAAACTTCAACAGAAGTTTATGATTGAGAAGTTGTTAGACAAGACAAATATTGAGCACGGACGGAAGTTTCTAAATGGAGTATCTGTGGTTGAGAGTTGGATAGTTGATGACCCACAATACGATAAACAACAAGTATTCGGTATGAATTATCCAAAAGGAACTTGGATGGTAAGTATGAAGATAGAAGACGATGCTATTTGGAACAAAATTAAAGAAGGTAAGTTAAATGGTTATTCCGTTCAAGGTTATTTTTTAGAAAAAGCAAAGTTCAATAAAGATACTACCGACAAACTTGAAGAAATCAAAAATATCCTAAAACAAATTATATGAATTACCAAGACGCTATAAAGAAAATCAATAAACTACTTGGCTTGTATAAGTTCAACTCCTATAAAATCAAAGAAAATGGTAATGAAATAATTACTGAAGGTGATTTGAGTGTTGGTGAGCCTATTTATATCATAAATAAAGACGGGCAAATACCAGCACCTGATGGTGAGTTTGAGTTAGATGATACAACCAAAATAACAATCAAGGACGGATTAGTCCAAAAAATAAATTACGACAATATGGAACAAAAACAAAACTTCGTAGAAGCGATGCTAAAAGATGGCACAGTAGTAAAATCCCCAACATTTGATGTCGGTGAGGAAGTTAAAATTGTTAGTCCTGATGGAACAGAACAAAAAGCGCCTGATGGGTCGCACGAACTATCACTTAAAGATAGTGAGGGTAATGAAGTTCTTATCAAGATTATCACTAAAGACGGAAAAATCACAGAAAGAGAAAATGTTGAACTTTCACAACCAGATATGGAAGAAGTTGAAGAAGAGATGGGAATGACTACACCTGCTTTATCTCAAGGCAACGACAATATGGAAGGTTTCAAGAAGGAAATTATGGCTGTGTTAGGCGAAATCAAAGACAAAATTGATGCCGTTGTAGCAGACCAAGAAGAAATGAAAAAGAAGGTCTCCAAGTTCGCTAAAGAACCAGCGGGAGAACCTTTAAGAGTTGGCAAAAACCAAATCCAAACTGAATTAAACCAAGCAAAAGATGATTACATCTCTCAACTTGTTTCTATCAGGCAAGGTTCTAAAAAATAAAATAAATTAAAAAAACAAAAATTAAAAGTTATGGCAAACAAAAAGTATGACTTCAATTTTAACTTATCATCTCTATCTACTTACACAGATGAGGTTGGTGGTGAATTGATTAGAAGAGCAATACTTGAGAGTGAGACAATTAAATTGATTAAAGTTCAACCTGGTAGATAATGCCACTTTCTACAGAGATGTAGATTGAAAAATTGGGTAAAATCGGTAGAAGGTGAAATCCCCAATACCGAGCCAAACTTCAAGATTACGAAAGGCTTGAAGCGGTGTAGAGCATAGAGAGTGAATAAATATAATCTCTCCAAGAGTATCCAACAACTGAAAAGTTGAAAATGTATGCCGAACTAACACGAATAAGAAGTGTTAGAAGTAGAGGATAAAAAGCCACTACGATAACAATTTGGTTAAAGGCTCACAAGCAATCAATTTATTAAACTCAAATCTTGAGGTGCAGGAGGGCAACTGCGGATGGTCTCCAAGCGGATCAACAATCTATACTCAACGCGATATTACCGTGTGTCAGTATAAGGTAAATGAAACATTATGTCCTGCGGACTTAAACAATTACTGGTTAGGTCAATTACTAACTCCTGGTTCTACACCAGAGACAGTTCCATTTGAGCAACAAATTAGCGAATTAAAGGTTGCCCAAATCAGTCAATATGTAGAAAATCAAATCTGGGGTGCTTCTTCAGCGACAACTTGTTTCTCTGGTTTCAAGGAATTAGTAGCACAACAAGGAACAGGAACTACAACGGTGACTGGCGGTATAGTAGTGACTGGGCAAACTCCAATCTCATCAACTACAGCATTAGCTCAAGTTGATAATTTGATTGAAGCAATCCCTGATGATGTTGTAAATAGAACTGACTGGGTTGTGTTTATGTCTCACGCAAATTATCGTAAATATCTTATCAATTACAGAACGGCGAATTATTACCACTTCAATCCTGAAGGGTCTTATGAAGAGTTCAAGACATTCCATCCAGCTACGAATATTCTCGTACATCCAG